TCCGCAGGGGATTCAGCTAAACCTAATCTGTTTGCATAAAATTCTGCTGCATTCTCGCTTGTCAATACTTGACCCGCTTCTTTATCGGACATACGTTTCCCAACGATTTGACCCTGTGAACCTCACAGGTACGGTTTAGTGGTTTTTACCACAAATTTTGTAAATCTCAAATAGCCCGTTCAGTTGTTTCCGCACTAGCATTTCTTAATGCCAGTTTGTCAATCGTAGCCAGGCGAATTGCAATTTCTGCTTTCATGCGCTCAATCTCAAGCTGAGTCTGTGTTTTGACCACAGTATCGTGCGCTTGACCGTCAACCTTCATGCGCATTTCTTCACGGTCACTTTGCTCACGCAGCTCAATTTCATGCGCTCTGTTTGTCTCTTTCAGCAATGTGCGCTTAGTCTCAGCGTCTTGCTTCATCTGTTCAACGTCCATGCGCTGCTTGAGCATCAATTCACGGGCTTGCAATGCCTGGGTAAGTTCTTGAATCTTCTTCTGTGAGACAGCCAGCTGCATTTGAACCTGGGGAGGCACTTTGGACTTGTCATCAATCTGGGCCATTGGGTTGGCTGCGGCCAGTCGGTCAGCAATAATGTCAGCACCAGGCCAGTCCATGTTTCTGAACACCAGGTCACCAGCCACTTGCATCAGTTCAGGTGCAGCAGAGAGCAATGGCAACATATTGTCCACAGCTTCCTGACGCTTGGAGTTATAGCCTGGGCCTGTCTCCATCACCACATCGTATTGACCAACTGAAATGTCGTTCAGCACACGGCCCACAGAATCACGTTGGTTGATCGTTAACAACTCAGGTTTGCCATCGTCACCAATGATTCGCATGACACGCTCTGTGTCGTAGATTTTGGGGATCAAATCTAAGCAAATCTTGCCCACATGGGCAATTGTGCGGGTCAGGTTGTCGTAATAGTCAAAGTTTGTCAGGTCAACTTGTTGTTGTTGACCGTTCAATGCCTTGCCTGAAATATTGCCCTGGCCTAATTGCGCAGGATCAAAGATGCCCATGATTGACTTAATGTCATCATTCACACCCGCAGCTGCTGCCATCACGCCCGTTTGTGGCGGCTCTGGTTGCAGTCGTGTGGGAACAGGCGCAGGGCGGCCATCAATGTCAGTCTGTTTGTAGCGCAGCAATGGGAATGATTTGATGTTGGCATTTGCCCAATCGCTTTCATGTCCCTCGTCTTGGCCTTCAGCAAGCAGCCATTTGGCCTTGGGTGCTAATGCCACGCCTTCGGTGATAGAAGTCTGCCAGAAGTTGTACATCCGCTGTGGGTCTTTGGCATAGCGAATCATGCCAAACTTCTTACGCTTGTCTCCCACGACAAGATGGCGGCCATACACGGGAACGACAGGGATATATTTGCCAGCCCAATCACGTTCTTCAAGAATCTCAATTGCAGTCATCTTGCAATATTTGATGGTCTTTTTGTATGAGTCACGCTGGTCAACTACTTCAATGCCATAGGCTGCTAGGCGATTAAAGAAGTCTTTGTCATCAGCAAATGTCGCTGTGCCATCGCTAAGTAGGTACAGCTTGGCCTTTTCTTTGACTGTGTAGTAATACTCAGCCAGGCGAATATCCTCTTTGGTAATCCACTCGGATTGTGAGTCGCCAGTTCCACGCTGGGTGAAACTTGTGCCACCGTCATCCGCTTCTGGGTACATTTTGCGGAACTGGTCTTTAGACACCATTGTTGTGATTAAGCAACGCTCGGCATCTGAACCGTCAGGCGCTACTGAATTGGGATCGTAATAGACCGTAAATGGGTTATCCACAGGGTCAATGTAGATTTCCTGGTCAAATGAATCCTCGGAAATGTAGTCTGTGCGCACACGCAGAAAGCCCCAACCCATGCGAACAGCATAGTCAAAGGCGTTGTCGTAGGCATAGTCAGCATTGGAATTGACCTCAATGTGGCGAATAATGCCCTGAATGGTCTGTGCGTCAACCATGTCATCATGCGTGTTTGTGGCATGGACTTTAATGCGGGGACGTTGCTGTCGTTGTTGGTTGGAAACTTGGCGACAGTAGTTGTCCACCTTGTTCACCGTAATGACTGGACGGGATTCCAGGTTGCGGGAGTTCTGCAACTCTACGGGCCATTGATCACCACCGCCAAACTTTAAATCTTCCAGGGCTTCCTGGCGATTCATTGTGTCGGCATCGTTTGCCAATTTTAGAAAGTCAATCGCTTCCTGAATTCGTGAGTCGTAATCATCAGCCATGATGTTGCCCTAAGTGATTTTGTGGCATTTTACGCCATCCATGAATGTTGGCTACCATAATTTAAGTTTAGCCTTGGCCTTCTTGCCTGGCGAGGCTCGTTGACCATCAAACCAATGTATCGGAAAGCATCAGCCCCGTGTGAATAGTTGTCGTGCAAAGGCGTTCTACTAAATTGCTTAGTATCTGGGTCAACATCGTAACGGTAGTGTCTAAGGCATTGCAAGCCTTCGTGACAGTTTTCACGGTCAAACCAGCAATTGACAAAGATTGTCCTGGCAGCGTTGATTGAGTCCAAGATTGGAGTCTTGGGGATAATCTTGGTTTTGTATCCCGCAGCCCTCACGATTTCCTCAATGCTTCTGCCATTGGCGGCCAACGTCTTGTTCTCGGCATCGTGTGGCAGCCATAGCGTGTCGTAGATATAACCAAACGTCTGCATCTTTGCCAGGTAGTCGCTCATTGTTTGCTGGTTGCCCTCAATGTAGCGGATCAGGCGGGTTTCCATGCCAATGAACTGCAAGAACCAAATGGCCGTAGCGTCTGACCATCCCAGGTCAAAGATGGCGTGAACGGGCTTTGTCGGATCATAGTTGACCTTTGTGATGCGCCCATCCAACTCAGCCACTTGCATTTCTTTGGCAAAGATAGCCCCATCCACCGTCTGTCGGCATAAACCTTCCCAAACCACGTTATAAGCCTGTGGATCACGGCTTTTAAGGGCATCTTTCTCTAAGCGCAGCGTTTCTGGAAACCACGGGTTATCTGACCAGTTAACCTTCACCACCACACAGTCATCAGGCGGGTTTAGAACAAACCGCTGGTAAGTCTCGTCTGTCTCTAACTCAGGGTTAAACGTAATCCAGATTTCTGACTTTTCTTTACGAATCGTAGGAATCAGCACGTTCCACGACATTCGGCTGGTTGTCTGCGCTTCCTCCACCCAGCAAATGTCCACGCCCTCGTAAGACTTGACGTTTGCCACGTTGTTCTTTAGGCCCACAAAGCTAAACTCAGAGCCGTTCTTGCCCCTAATGCTTGTTTGGGTGATCTCGTAAAAAGTCCCCAGGCCAAGTGCCTCGATCTGGTCACACAGCAGCTTGTGAACTGAGTCTTTGATTGAAGTCTGAAATTCACGGGCGCAAAGCACACGCAACGGGGCTTGTGCGCCTTTGATCAGTAACGCCCTGGCAACACCCCAAGACTTAGCCCCGCCTCGTCCACCGTAAAGGACTTTGTACCTGGAGGGCTGAAACAAGCATTGCAGCTTTAGCGGGAATTCCGCTTTAGCAATAGCTGAGTTGACTTCACTCATTAGGCTTCACAAAACTGACCTGGATGCCTGACAGCAATGGTGCGCCATCAGCGCCAGTAATTTCTGTCTTTGTGCTTTCACGATACTTCTTAGGGAATCGTGCAGCCATTGATCGTGACCACAAAGTAGCGTTTAGCTTGTCGCTTTCTTTGTTCTCAACCATGTAAGCAGCTGCTTGATCTTCCCACCAGGCTTGCTCATGAGTCTTAGCATCGTCCAAGGCGTGCAAAAATTCTTCATGAGCATCACGCCATGAATACATTGTTCGTAAGGAAACGTTAAGAGTTGATGCTATTTGCTCAACAGACTTGCCGATTTTGCCCAGGGCAACCACTTCCTCACAATACTTAGGATCGTAGAGGGATGGACGTCCAACAGGGCGCTTTTCTTCGGTCATTTCTTCTTAGCCTTTTTCTCGGCTTCTCGCTTTTCTGAGTATGCAATAGCAACGGCCTGTTTAACTGGCTTACCAGCTTTCACTTCCGCTTTGATGTTCTTTTTGAACGCTTCGGGCGATTTGGATTTGATCAGAGGCATTAGCAGTTCCAGTTCTTGAGTGATGCTTTGGCACGTTCGGCTGGGCCTTTGGCGTTCTTTACTACGCCTTCCATCCTGGCACAGAAGCTGGCCTTGCGTCCTTCGTCCTTTTTGGTCTTGGGATTTGGGGCTGGCGGTTTCAGGTTAGCGTTGTTCTTGGCGTTGTACTCAGCACGACCTTTAGCGGTCATTCCAGCGCCTTTTTCAGTCGGGTTGTAGGTTTTGCCTTTGCCCGTTGTTTTGTGCGGTATGGGTTTGTCGTGCTTGGCCATGATTATTTCTTCGCAGTCTTTGCAGATTGTTTGAATGCTTCAGCTGTGGGCGCACCCTTTGAACCTGGCGCTCTCATACGTTCTGGGGTTTTACCCGCAGCCTTTTGACGCTCGATTCTCTCTTGCTTCTTGTGAATGTTTGCATAGAGGCCAGGTTTGCTTGCCATGATTACTCCTGGGAGGCTTCGGGTGTTTGTTCGGCTGCTTCCAACTCTTTGAGCCAATGCTGGCAGTCTTGCAATGCACCGTTGATCATGTGCAGCTGGACTTCCAGTTGTTTGCCCTGGGTCATCAGAGTTTCGATTTGTTTGTTAATTGCTTCTTTATTCATGATTCTTCCATTACGAAACATACATCTTGCCAACTCATTTTGAGTAGGCGCTCGTCATTGTGCTTGATTTCCTCAAACTTCAGGTATTCGTCTTTGTAGTCTTTGCCGAATGTGCCAAAAGTGATGAAGTCACCAACGTTTAAGCCTTCTGCCTGGGCTTCTGGGCCTACAGCAACCACAGTTCCACGGCTCTCAGCTTCTGCCGATTGGTAATACAAAACATCGCTTAAATTGCGCTTTTCAGGGCGAACTAGAATTTTGTCTCTCAATGGCTGCAAGTTCATTTTGCTTCCTTTGCTGGTCTGCCACGTTTTTTAGGTAAAAAAGAACCCGCAACTGGTGCGGGTGAAACATCCTCTTTCTCAAGGATGGCAACTACAACAAATTCACCACACCAGTCATTAGCGTGTTTGTTCTGTAAAACTGGATAGCGTCTGCAACTACCCATAATCTGAGAGTCACGAAAAAATTTGCAAACTTCGCATTTCTCAGTCATCGTGACTTTGCCTCACTAGCCAAAACTGCTTTGTTTAATCCAGCAGCCAGGCGCTCGGCAAAACCTTTGTTCTCTAAATCAAAAGTTCGACCCTCTTTGTAATCAGAGAACTTTTCCTGATGTGCCTCGGTAGATGGCATCGGAGATTCTCTCCTTGCCGCCAATGCCGCTGCTTCTAACTCGCTCAAGTGTGTCATGTAACCTCCTACGAACTTCATTCTCCTCTAGTTTAGGTAGCTTGTCAAGCTGGCTTGCAATAGCCTTACCTTTTCCTTTGGAGTTATCGACAATTTGAATGTTTACCCTGGGATTGTCTTTATATTTTTCTTTGAGTTCTTCAATGACTTTGCGTGCGCCAATGTGAGTTTTTAGGTGTTCCTCAATTGGGACGGTGCGGCCAGAACCCTTTTCTTTTTCCATGCGGCTGGCTCGGCTCAATGCGCCAAACTCCAGCGCTTCAGCTGGGTCACGGTATGTGTAAACAATACGAACCTTGCGTTTGGCATCCAGGGCTTGTTTGATCTTTTTGTCGGCAGATTCAAACTTGTTCATGTTAGTGTCGTAGATCATTTCCGACCGTCTAAGGGCTGGATCGACAGATTCCAACAAATCTAACGCTGTGGTTTTGCCAGCACCAGTACCGCCAGCGCTAAAGACAACGGTGTTGTCCATGCCTTTGGGTGTGGGGTTTGCCAGCTTTTCCGCATATAGCTGCTTCATGAAAGCGCTTGATGGCTCATGAACGTCTGCTGACTTTGTGCGGTCTGCTCGGTATTCAGGGGACATTTCCCTGGCAACGTCTGTGTTAATAATGCGGCCACCCTTGGATTCAGGGTGTGCTGCATATTCTTGGATCAGTTGTGGATATTCCCTTGCCAGGCGGTTGAAATACGCCTGTTCAATAGAATTTGCAGGGGCTTGTTCGGGGGCAACCGCTTGCGCCCTGGCAGGGGCTGGCTGTCCCATCCCCATCAATGAGGATAGCTGGACAGCCATTTTTTAGCGGTACTCTGAACGGGTCTTGGTGTAGCAGATGCCTTCGGTGCGACCAGTATTGAACTGCTTGTCAGCACCAGTTTGATCTTCTTTACCCATCGCCACGCCACCACGCATTTTTTCCATGCGCTCGCCTGTGCGGTCAGAAGATGTTGCACCTTTGGGGGGTGTTGCACCAGTTGTGCTCTTGGCCATTGTTGTATCAGCTTTTCCCATGATTTTTCCTTGCAAAGAATTTATGGTTTTGACTTTATGCGCTATGTGGCACAATGTCAATCACCATTTTAACAGGAATTGTCATGGCTACAAACTTTAAAATTACTGAACAAAAACGTAAGCCCACTAATGGCGGCAATTACGAAAAAGAGTCTGACCATCGCTCAGAACTTGCTCGTATTGCTGCTGTGGAAAAAGAACTGAAGCGCCATGAGTCGCAAGGCCTGGACAAAGCCCACAAAGGCGGTTCACAAAAAGACGCACCGCTGCCCAATATGCGCTCATATTGAGGGTTTTGGCACTTCGGTAGGCCAACGGTCACCAAGTGCCTTAACCGTTGCTGTGTGGGCTTTTAACCACATTTCTTTGCGCTCGTTTTTTGTAAGGTTTGCGCCCTGGTCAATTTCGTAATGACACGCCAGGCAAAGGGCAGCCACCAGGTTGTCATCGGCCTTGATGCCCTTACCCTTACCACCGCCCCATTTACTGTGAGCCGCTTTGACGCCATTGTCCATGCCACAGTTTTGACAGGAAAGTCCCGCCACTAACTTCAGCAGCTTCTGGCTTCTCACATATTTG